TCCGACCAACACCCAGGCGGTAAGTCCCCTGAGCGTCGGGGATCAGATCGTAGGTAAGACCGGGACCGATGCACCCCTCGAAGTTATGCGGCCAGTTGCCAGGGTGGAGCATGATAAACGTCCGGTTGGGTACCCCGGTGACCTCCCACCCTTCGGTGTACTTACCGTTGGTTGTCCTGTCCACGACACCAGAAAACCGCTTCTTCAGTTTGTAAATACCATCGGGAATGCAGGACTCGAACGGTTTGTTGCCCACCCAGGGTGGCTCCACCGTGAAAATCTCTCGATATGAAGGAAGAATGAGCCTGCCGAACATGCCGGCAACCTTGGAGGGTAACTCAGGTCCGTCGTTGAACCTGGTGAGTCGGAGAATAGCCATAGTGAACTCCGGTTATTTTGAATCACCGTTTCTGTCGGACAACTTGATAAGGAAGTCGGTGAACTCACGTCTCATCGCATTGAGACCGTTGTTGAATGCGTCTATGCCTGTTGCCAGGTCTTGCTTGATTTCAGTTCTGAACTGAGAAAGGGAGTCCCGGAGGTTCATGATGTCCCGGTCGTGAACGTCCTGCTTCACGTACAGGTCCTTCACCTTATCGACCCGACCGTGGATGGTCTTCAGTTCGAGGTTCAGTTCGAGGTTCAGTTGGTAATGCTTGTCTGTAATATCCTGGCGGATCGAATCGTGCTCTTGCTTAATCGCGTTCATTTCCTCTCTATGGCGGGTCTCCATTCGGTCGTGGCGTTCTCCCGATTTACGGTCCAATACAACGATGATGCCCCATGCGAACCCTGCTAATGAAAGCAAGAAACCACCGGCCATCAGCAATGGCGACAACTCCACGGCACAACCTCCCAACTGAAACGAATTGCGTTTTCGTAATACTATCAACCATAGTGCGGTTTTACCACTTTTGGTTGTTTATTGCGCTAAATCACTCAACCCGAAATACAGGTGAGCCGGTGTCACCCTATAGAACGGGAACCGGAACGGTTTACCGCCACAACTCAACGCCTTGGCACCTAGCTCCGAACAAAACCATTTATGCGGGCTCTGCCAGGTGGTCCTGAACGGTAAAGCAATCAACGCCAACCAGTCGTACTTCTTACCCACCTGCTGGTCCAGGAACACAATGGCCTTGGTCCGATTCGGTACGTCAACTTCCACCATCTTCATTTCACCCCAGGTGCCGCACCGGTGAGCCGGGGTCTTGATCACACCTTTGGTAGCCAGCGACTCATACACGTTACCGCCGACTTCGATTGCAACATGGTTCCAGTTGGAGAAGGTGAACAGGCGAATGAGCCATCCACCCAGGGTGTTAGATCGACAGAAGTGGACCTTCATAACGCTGCCGCCTGTATGAACAGATCATCTAGTTGAACATCACTCAATCCAAGAGCCGAACCCAGGGTGGCCACAAACTCTTTATTTCTATCCACATACTGAGAATATTCCCACTCAATCGTGGCATTGGTTTTGTCCGGCTCGGCCATACCGGCTATCGCACCCTCTACGTTTTGCAGTAAAGCGTTTGTAGCCAGGGCAAGTCTGGCCTGCCTCATGGTTACTCTATCCGGTGTCATCTTTACCGGGTAATAATTCGGATCAACGGCGGCAGTATTGACCCAGTAAGAAGCAAGGTCTTTCGCGAGTTTCTTTAACATTGAGTGTTGCGCTTCTTTTTCAGGATCACCTTGCAAGGAAGCTATCTCACTGCCAAAAGTCGGGTAGTTCGTTTTCATTATTTCTTCAATAATGGTGTTGCGATCCGCCAACCTATCCACTTGAGCGGTGGTGTAAACATGTTGGGTTTCGACACCACCGGTCGATTCGACTTGCTTAGTCTGATGGTCGAAGTTGATTTTCAGTTTTCTACCCATTAGTTGATAAGTGGGAAGTTCAACAGGTGAGTGCGTTTTTGACGTTTTCATGTCTTAATACCTCTTTCGCTTTTTGCCACAAACCAAGGTTATTCAACGGTTTGATCCAACCCCAGTATGAAATGATACTCGGCACTATCGCTTGTTCTACTGCCACATCGAACCGGTCCACGATTGACTGCCTGAGTTTGATACCGTCGTGCCTTTGTGGTTGCTATACAGCACCCGAGCGTTTCGAGACACATGTTGTGACCTACTAGGCTCCAATGGGATGCGTCTTCGCCTTTCGGCCGGACTCGGGTGCCGTTCCTAGTCTCTATAGCTAGCTGCCCGGAAATATTACGATTGCGATTCCCGGAACCATTATTCACATTGACACACGACGGGCCGACATTAGAGCCATTGGTCGTGTTGCTGCCTACATGGGCCACCTGATCCTTGGTGTTGCCACCCCGATACCCACTGTTAGTTTACTACTCTAATTATAGTTGTAAACCCCTCATTGGGGTTTGGAGAAAGCAAGCCGCCCGGAAATAAGACGATTGCGATTCCCGGAATCATAATACACAGAGACACACGACGGGCCGACAAGAGAGCCATTGGTCGCGTGGCCGCCCACAAGGGGCATTCTCCACCCTGGATTCTGATAGTAATAATCAGCAAACGCGGTTGAAGAATTGCCCGTTGAGTCGGCTACGACATCACCGAGGGTGTTGTGCTGCACATTCCGGATGTACCCATTTGACGATGGTGCAGCTACACCGAGTTGGTTGTACCCGGTGGTCGTGTCATCACCAAAGGTGGCAGGGTCATTACTGACATACCAAACCCAGTCGTTGACGTTAAAACCGTCGCAGAACTGCCACGTGTTACCCCAGAAATTTTCAATGCCCCGGTAGCTCATCCAGGCCGTATCGCGTACAGAACTGGCTACACCACCTGAACCGTTACCAATAACATTGGACTTACCGGCAATCGAGTGAGGCGAATCCGTCTGGTTGGATGACGAAGCCTGATACCCTGTGCTGACATTGTCATTACCGGCAGCTAAGAGTGACTGACCATCGAACCCACCGTACTCAACGAAGAACAGCAGTTTCACCAGCGACCATTGCCAGAACGTCCACTGACTCCAATCTGCACCCCGGTTACCGGCCAACTGCCACATCTGTGCCCGTGTGACACCGACCATCGGGTACTTACCAGATACAGAACCCAGGATGTCAGCGGTGTAGTCTACCCGGCTGTCGTTATTGTCGAGGTTCAGACCGTCGATGTACGCAGCACCACTGGTGTCATACACGGATGCTTGATACGCGCCAACGTAAGTGGCTGACTTTTCACCGGTCGGGTTGGTGTAATACCACATGTCCAACGCAGGATCGTGTTGTAGGGTGCCGCCCACTGCGAACTCAGGGTGCAGTACAAAACCCGATCTAGGGTACTCACTGATCTCACGTTTAATGTCACCGTTGAACAGCTTGGTCACACGGACATAACATTTGGGAATCTCGACCATCACCTGACCATCGGTACCATCCAGTACGGCAGCAGTCCCATCGGCTTTGAGTGTCGAGTCGTTCGGGTCAAGGTGATAGTTCACCGTGCCGTCGTCATTGAGCAGGCAACGGCGCATCCGTTCGTGGATTGGTGTGACCCCGGTGGTCAGTCCGTCCCGGCTGTAAGTGTCTGATGTTGAGTCCCAGACCACGTTGGCAGAGCGTCGGGGCTCAAAGTAATTGGACAGGTCCACATCACCGGTCTCACCCTGCACCGTGTCTACCGCATTGACTTCGGCCCCGGACTCGATACCCGCCAGCTTAGTTTGTTCAGCCGTGGTGTAGTCCTCGGTGGACAAACCTTTACCTGTCACCTTCTGAACGTACTGGTTGTGAGGGTCGGTTTTACCTTCGTGGGTGGCGACGGCCCCGGATACTTCGTAATCGGTTGACGGGGTATAAGCAGCAGAACCCAGATCACTGTTCTGGGGCACCTGGGATGCCGTAACACCCACATCGACAACAGCAGCACTGCCCAACTCATCGAGTGTCAGGGACGCCTTCTGCCAGTTAGCCGCACCCGCTGCTGCATCAACACACAGCCAGATTTCACCCGTACTGGTGTTGATCCACCGGGAGAGGGGTTCGTACCCCAGGCTGCTGTCATCGGTCACTGCAGGGTCCGTGGTGGCACTCAGATTGTTCTTACGCTTGGCTTCGTAGGAACCGGAGAGATCGACTTCTCCGGTCTTCCCGTCTACGGATTGAACACCACCACCAAGGGGTCGGTCTGCCAACTCGTCAATGGCGGATTGAACGTCAATGGCAGTGAGTCCGGACAACAGGTTGCTGTAGGCTACCTGACCGGCATCATCAATCGGAGCCGGAACCCAGTTAGTACCGTCGAAGAATTGGTACTGACCGTCAACTGCCTCATCGTCAATGTAAGCCAGCCAGCCTTTCAGTGGAGTGTAAATCTCCCATGTTGCTTCATTGTACCGGGCCACCTTTCCATCGTGGCTGGACCAGGCACCAGTAGCTCCCGAGGGGATAATGTACCGGTCCCCGTCAACAGGGGTAGTCGGAACATCAGTGGTTTTCGAGATAACAGAAAGTTGTAACAGAGCCCCGATAGCTCGCCAGTTCTCATCCAACTGCAGGTTGATCCCAGACTCCCCGCCTGCCCAACCGTAGTTAATTCCAATGTTCGGTTCTTGCTTGGCTGGCATCAGACCACCCCTCCATAATAGTTACTTGGTTCTGTTAAAGCCCGTTCAGGTGACCAATGTAAAACCCTGAGTCGTTGCTCAACCATGTTGTAGTCAATTTCCATGATCTCACACCACTCAACAAGTGTCTTAGTTTCGCCTCGGAACATTATCTTCCTGTTTGACCTTCTATTCCTACATTGAGCCTTTCTCAACACCCAGGTGCAGTTCCCAGGTTCATAATCACCATCGTTGTCCAATCTCTCAATCTGATGATCAGGTGATGGACGTTCACCCATATCACTGTAGAATTTCTCAAAGGATTGCCAGCGATCACAGACCTTGATTCCCCTGCCACCATAGTTCCTGAATGAGACTTGCGACTTGTGTTTACAACGCGACTTCATTGAGAGCCAGACACCATATTCAGGGCAGTTTGACATCCGGTGTGTACCATTGGCATCACTCATCACTTCCTTGAATAGGCAACCACAACTTTTAGTCAACCCTCGACTCACATTACCCCGGTTTACTTCTTTCGTTACATCACAGTCACACTGAACTAGACAGTTAGGGTAAAACTGCCTCTTTGCATTAAAAGTGTCGGTTTTAACCTTGAGTATGGTCAACCTGTGGAACTTATCCCCTGGATTCATGGTGCCACCAACCCATAATTGTACCCATATCCGGCCCGTTCGACAGTCACATCGTGTTCCTGGAACGAATCCAGTCCATCACGGACTGATTTCAGTTTGAACCGAAGTTCGGTGTTTCGTCGCAGAGCCGGTACAACCCCTGCATCTGTTGTTGTGAAAATTCCACTCGGTGACAGTTCATATTTCCCAAGGTCAGCCGCCTCAGTTGTGTACTCATACTGAGTAGTGGCCAGACCGGGTTCCGCTAACTGAGTCACACCGTCTTCATTGATCACTTCCAGAGTGTAAGTCACCCCTGCTTCCGGGCCGATGTTACCCGCCGAAAATAAGGTTGGTTGCTCAGTCACTTCCTGAGTACGATCCCGGTGAGACCAGGACCACATCATGTTCTGATCAGCCGGTAGAATTGACGGGAACGACTGCCCGTTCACATAAAGGTTACCCAGTCGGTAAGGTCTCAACTGGCGGTTCTGCAGGGTGTAACTGACCACCGGTGCCTGTGATGTTTCCAGTTTCCCCTTGGATGTCTCAGTCAGGAGCCGGTAATCAACTACCTCACCATCCACCCGCAAAGTGTCATCGAGGGTGTTGTCATTCCCCAGGTAGAACCACAACGTTTCACCAATGGGGTGTTTTGCAGGCACCGTGTCAATGAGTGCCCGGTTGACTGTGATGGTTTCCTCAACGGTGTCGAAGTCCGTAACCTCGATCAGTTCATTACCCAACCAGGCCAACCCGCCTTCTGCCAGCAACAGCACATCGAAGGTCGAAAAGTCCACATGGAGAACAGAGTCGAGATAACCGGTGGCCTGGGTCAACTGCAATGCCGGGGTGAACTCCCCGTGACCTACTGATTCCTCGGTCACATTGTCATGCAGTGTCAGTGTCGAAGCATCTGAATTCGGAGCCAGTGCCGACACGGCCACGAACCCAACGTCGTCCGGCCAGTCCAGGCGATCTGCTGAACTGGTTGACGTGTAAAGCTCCTGGTAACTCAGTTCGTAGAGCTTCTGTTCGGTCACAGGTTCGGGATTCTTCGCCGGGTCTACCCACCCTATCGGTTCCTGTCGGACGTAGCTGCTCTGGGGCAGACCGAACACATCCTCGATGGCCTCGACCTGAATTTCACCTTTGGTCAGGTTACCCAGGTTCATCCTGCCGATCCGGAGGACAACACCGTTCAGTCCGAGGCGCGGCCAGTTGATCTTTACCACATCGCCGGGGTAATGACCCATGATCGCCCGGTTACAGCGGATGGTACACTTCGCCACCGGCTTCGACAGGGTATTGAGGTCCCTGAGTGCAATTCTGAATGCCATTTCAGGACTACGGATGCCCGGGTACTCTTTCTTCTGGGAGTTGATCTGCCCGGTGTTACTGAAGTTAGCAAGGTCCTGAACAGTAACGGTGTCGGTCTCCCCGTCTTCCGCCCGGGTGTAGGCAACAACCACCTCGTTGATCGTCTCACCGGTGGTCTTCCTCTGGAACTCGTCAAGAACACAATTGCTCTCGTTGAGCTCAAACAGATTCGCCGCGTTGTAGTTATCGCGGACCATGATTATCCGCCACTGACCTGTATCCCGGTCCTCGATTAGGTTGGCGTTGATATGTTCGTTCACCATTTGAACGAAGTCCTGGACCCGTGTCGAGTTGGTCCACTTCATTGAAAGCCCGAAACCCTCATTGAAAAGAACATCAGCGGCCGCACGGAAGCTGGCATCGTCAATGTCCTGAACAGGGTAACCCAACCCCCACGACTTGTTGATCAGGCACTCATAGATGATGTGAACGGGGTTTACGTCCTCACCGATCTGAGCCTTTTCCGGATACCAGCCCTTCCAGACCCGACGGATGAGAAAGGTGGGTGGTTTGAAATAAGGATTCATTGCCGACCACAGGAACGAGGACCGTGCCAGGGACCTCCAAGCACTCATTGCTCTAATCTTATCCAGGAGATCCGAAAAACTTGTGAAAGCGGGAAGTTCTGGACTGTTGTCAAGTTCACCTTTGTTCACCTCCGACCACGGCGTACCCGTCATGTCGAGGTTATCAAAACCCTTGAAGAACAGAGTGCTCAGGCCACGATAGGCGGGTACGTTGGTGGAACCGGTTGCCCGGGTAACAGCATTCTTTACGGACGGGTTCATGGGTTGGGCCGGCTCACCAGGCATGAAATCGACATTACCGAGAACACCCCCTTCACGTTCCTCACCACCAAACAGATTGACCTGATTGACCAGTGCAGAACCAGCGCCGGAAATCTGCCCCCGCCATGCTGCACGGTCTCCAATCCGGATTTCCAGGAGTTCATCCACACCACCGTGTGCGATAGCAAAGTGCATGTTCATGTAATAGTGGTAACCGACCGTTACCTCACCACCGCCTTTACCACCACTCATGCTCTACGCTCCCGTGCGAATTCGACCAGGCGAATCGCCATTGCATCGTTCGTTGCTGTGAACTGTTCTTCTGGCAAGCCGTTTTTAACGAACTCAGACCAGTCCAGGTTGTGACGCCTAAAGAACTCCCGGGTGCCATTGTTACAATACCGGAGGGCTCTGAGGTCCCGGTGAGTGACGATCATTTCTTGCCGCCCCCGGACTTGATTGGTTTCTGACTGGGGTTGCCGTAATAGATGACACCGGCATCCTTAACCCATACCCGGCCAAACACCACGGGTATTGTTTCACCCATCGGCGGGTGCGGAACATCCAGTTTACCGGCAACCGCGTCCTTCGGACCTTCCGGCTTCGGCGTCAGGATGTACGCAACAACCTGCAGTGCTATCGAGACAGCAATCGCTACCCACATACGTCACCTCAAAATAAAGGGTCACCACCGAACGGGTCTTTCGTGGGAATGAAAGGCATACCACCGTAGTTGTCGGCGTTGTTGAATTTTTCAGCACAGGTCTGAAGGGTCCGGTCACAGCCGGCATACACCCTTACTTCCTCACCCGTTGTCAGACCAATCGGAAATGAGAACAGGGTGATTGCCCCTGTCGCCCCGATGGAGTCGGAAATCGCAATCCGTTCTGTTGTTTGCAATTCAGAATGGGTGTATTCGATGTACCCGCCTGCGTAGTATCCGTCCGGTTTACCAATACCCTCGATCAGATCAAAGCTGATAGTGGTCAGATTGGTAGCCAGTCCTATCGTGACGAACTGCTCACGGTCTACACGGCATTCACCACCGAACAACATGTGAGGGCAACCGTACTGATAGTGCCGGCGCAACCCCATTCTCCGGATCGCCTGACTGCTGCTTTCACAGGTGACAACGGCAGCAGTGGTTTCCCACCCCACGTTGACGATTCGACCCTTGAACACGATTCCATCGGTTGTACCGGTAGCCTCGTCAAATTTCTCGCACAACAGAGTAACCAGGCCGGAAGGCGGTGCGACCCGGAACAGGTCCAGAAACTCGGAATCCAACGGGAAATTCGCCGTGAAACTGGCCGTCGTCTCATCCGTACTCAGTTCAATATCAGACCGGCTGATTGGCACGGCCCGGTAGGTGACCGGTTCCACGTACACGTCTTCGTCACCGGAGGTGTACCGCCACCGGTTGAAGTCGTAGGTTATCGTGTAGACTTCAATATCACTCACGCTCTCACCGTCATCATGGTCATTTCAACTGTTGCTAGGGAATTCGACTGATAGTTGATTGTAACCCCATCCTGACGCAAACGGCAAAGGTGTACTAGGGAGATCATCAACGTGTTGGCTGGCCCGACCTCGACAGGCAAAGGTGAATCGAAATTCAACTGTTCAGTCTGAGCGTCCGGTTTACTGGTACCTACGATCTTCCGAAGTATACGGGTGCCGTCCCGGAGGCGAATGAGAACCACGTTCTGCGTGTCCTGGACACCCACCAGTGCGTCGTACTGAGACCGTTTCACCTGAACACCGGACGACCCGGAACCTGCCGTCTCAGTGATCTCGAAATCATGGAACCAGGTCGGCACGTAGGCTGAAATCAACTGACCTTTCCGGCGACCCAGTAACGCCCGGAAGTCACGAATGTCTGACCGGTTCTTCAGCATCCAGCTAACCCGGCGAACCTGCCGTGAGAACGACGCCTTCTGAATTTGCTGCACACCACCGGTTGCGTAATCCAGCATTTCAAAATCTGCTTCACTTTCGTAAGGCATTGGTGTTGACCAGTTCGGCTTACGATAGATAATCTCGTAACCATCCAGCGTTTCCGCGGCTGGTTCGCCGGGAATGAACGGGTCCGTCTTCACCGGGTCTGCCAGGAATTCAATAGAACATGCCATGACCTTGCTGGTTATGCGTTGGGTCGGAATATTGACGGGCAGTGTTCCCAGATTCACAGGGTACAGTTTAGACAGTCGCGGCCAGGTTGCTTCTAGGGCCTTCTTCGACACCAACTGCCCGGCTTCCACCCGATCGATCTCAAACACCTCGAAGGTGTAAGTGTCGGTCATCAGGATCGCCAACCCACCCTTGAAGAAACTACGGGTGGTTGTATCGACGGGGATAACGGTGGAACCCTGGGTTACCGGGTCCGCAAGCACCGACTTGTCCTGCCAGACCGGCACCGCGTACTGGCGATCCTGCCAGCCGAACAGAAGGTTCTGGAACTGGTTGAGCTCGTTGCCATGCAGTGTCACCCGGTAGTTGGTCCGCCGGCGTGGTTTAGATCGAATCGGTCGTCGGTCTTCACTACCATCGAATGCCGTGGTGACATCGGTTTTCCATTCCAGCGACTCATTGAGCGGCTGATCCCAGTTCGGACCAAACGGCCAGACCACCACTCGTTGCCCTGAAACCGGTATCGAATATTCAACACCGTCGATGGTCCACATAATCTGGGTGGAGAACTGAGGTGGTCCGTCCGTGGAGACAGTGACAATGTACGACAGTTCTTCCAGTGCGACCATTGTGTAAGGTGCGTTGACCGGCTCCTGGACACTGATGCCTTGTGACGACGGTTCCAGATAATCCGACATCACCTTGTCAGACAGATAGGCATTCCAGACCTTGATTTCCTCAGTCTGGACGGACAAGACGTTACCTAATTCGATCTGACCAGGCGTGAAGTGAATCCTGTAATACAGATCATCGAAGAACTCTCGCCCACGGTGACCGGCGAAACTGAACGATGAAACATCCAGATCAGTAAAGGCGTTCGGACCCTGTCCGTAGTCATCAACGGTCAGTACACCGGGGGTGGTGTCACCTGGGTAATTCGCACTCGGGGTCCCGTTCCCGGTCGTAACCGGACTTAATGCTGTAATGATCTCCGGTTCACCGTATGCCATGTCTTAATCCTTCAGGTAGGCAATACCGTACATGCCGGTGGCTTCGTCAGCAGGAGAGCTTAAACCATAGTCACTCGCACCCTGTTTCCTGCGAGCCCACGGAAACACCTTCCAGGTCTCGGTGCCGATGGTGAACTCATCCCCTGCTTCAAAGTAGGTCATGTTCACATACCGGAAACCCGGTGGTGTCCCGAAGGGTCGATAGCCATTGTTTGAAACCCAGACCAAAGGGGTCATCAAAGGAGTTCGGGCATTGAACTGAATGGGACTTCCAACGAAGAATGAATTTACCTCGGAACCCCAACAGCCACCTGCAAAATGGGGACCCTTGCCACCCAGTTTGCAAAAAGCAGCTACACCAGTGTCGTCCTGACAATCAAAGCCACCTTGAGTGTTATAATAATGCACGTTTGCGTTATAGAGAAAAGGCGCACGGTGGCGATAAGGGAACGAGGCATAATTGCTAGCATAAACCGCCGATACGTCCCAGAACGTACCACCTAAGCTACTTCCGAATTTCTCAAAGTGACCAATCACCAGGTGCCGGTAGAACCCTGGTTCCATTTCAATGGCAGCATAGATATAGGGTTGTGGTGACATTGAACCAAACAGGTGAACTGACAGGATGGGATTTACTCGCATTGTAACCCGGGTTCTCAACATCCGTTCGTCGTAATCGTTATTGCGATCACCGTCGTTGTCGTAATACAAGAACTGGTCGGGCTGGGCATCCCAGTCAGCGGCTACATCAATTCCGCGATGACCGTTCAGATAAATGACTGTACCGGAACCGTTCAACGTAATATAAACACCACCCGACGACAGTGTTAAAATCCTGTAGTTGACATCGAAAGGGTTATCTTCATTGCGATGGATTGTCCACCCCAGTGTTGACGCAAAGTTAGCAATTTGCTGGACAACCTGGTAACCGTCTGAAACAGGGATGTTCTGATAAGCCATTATGATAACCTCATTGCCATGTAATCCCGGAAACCAGTGCGAAACAGATTTTGCACCACCAAGTGATCAACACCGCTTTTATTCACAATATTCTCAGACGAATTACCTCTACCGGACAGCCAATAAGCACCGTCCAATATGCCCATGAATGCATGGTAAGGTCCTTCATAGGCAGATGAGACAATGGTGAGGTCCCTTAAAAAGTAACTGCCGTCGAAACAAGTGTTCGCATTTGAAGCAATAGATTCCGAGTCTGGTGAAGCCAGTTTAGAGCCATCGTCGTATTCCCTCGTAGGGTAAATGTATCCGTATGAATAATAGTCACCAGTTGAGGGTAGGTAATCCACCGAACTATTCAGATAGTTCGCTATTCGCCGCCACACATTATCCGGAAAATACGTCCAGAATGTGTTGTAACCCGGGCTTGCAAAAAACCGACTGCGTTGGTCTTGAGAACTCCAACGTTGGTTCGACAATGCCATGCCGGCCACGGTCATCGGGTAGGGGTACTCACTGGGTGCGGCGTAAGGCAGAAAGAACCCACAGTAAGCGGTTGAGTACACCGTGGAGACCTTGACCGCCAGCATCCAGCGACGACCATTACCCACAATCCAGTATGTCATCGGCTGGTTCCAGCACAACACGTAAGCATCGGGTGACATCAACGCTTGTTCACGGGGTAGAAGGGTGTCAGAAAATGCAGCATGCCCCCAGAACCGGAGGTTGTAACTGTCGGCATTTACGTCTTCCAACGTCTCCATGCCAAAATAGATATTGTCCGCACCAGTGGTGCCCGGTCCCCGGAGAGTAATCTGGTCACCATGAACCAGTACCCCAGTGTTACCGAGTTCCTGGGTCCAATTCTCCCCGGCGTTGACCAACTCAGTGTTAGTCGTCAGGAAGTCCCGAATCTTGTTGAACAGATCGACGTGATCTGCTGCTGTACCTGTTTCCCAAGCCATTATGCAAGCACCGATTTAATTTGAGCCTTGTTGGCCCGGATCATGTTGACGATTGCCTTCTGTCCCTGTGATGTATTCAGACCTTCCGTAACCACCGATGACGAATCAATCGCGTTGATAATCTTAACACCTCCTGGTTGACCTTCCGACCCTTGGTTGTTTCGATGACGCGGGTTATCTGTGGTCAACACTTCTTCACCTTTCTCAAGTATCGTCGGAACCTCGTTCGGTTTCAATCCCGCAACGCCACCTGAGTGATATTTAACCGCCCCGAGGAAGGCCATTGGACTCACCATCCTGCGGGTACCGTCCCTTCCAACCACACCCCCGCTGTGGTTGAGCGTAGCGTTCAAGCCAGCAGCTACAGCCCCTCCTGCTCCCCCTGAACCGCCCGTCAGTGCCCCAGTGATTGCTCTTAATACGAGTGCCTGAACAATTGCTGTGGCAATTTGACGAAGGAAGTCAGCGACAAATGATCGGAATGCGTCACCTGCTGACTTGGTACCTTGGATAAATGAATCAAATGCCCCTGCAAATCCACTGGCGAAACTCTGACTCAGGTCGGCACCGTTGAACACCTGGTCATTCACTTCGACCAGTCCAGCCTTGATATTCTGCAGTTTGGCAACCAGTGCCTCGTCACCAAGTGCTTGTGCCAACACCAGGGCTTTATCAATCATTTCACCGAGGATGTCGTTGCTCTGTGTCAGGATCACCTTCGACTGTTCTTCTGCTGTCGCAGCGTCGATTGCTCCGGTCTCCCGAAGGGTGTTCAACGTGGCCAGTCTGGTCTGACGCAAGGAGAGCTCGTCAGTAATCTGCTGCTCGATCCGGCTGATCTCATCGACTGCAGCCCTTCGACGCTCCACTTCCTCAAAGTTACCGAAGCTATCAGCGAAGTTTGCCAGACTCACATTGCCTGTTTCTTCAGCCAGTACCTTCGCTTCACCGATGGCCTGCTGAATTTTCGCAATGGACCGGTCGTTAATCTCATCCAGCCGGCGACCTTGTTCCTCAGTCGTGATCAGGTTGAGTTCGGCAAGTTCAGTTACCTTGTCCTGCTCGACCTTACGTTGCCGAGTCAGATCATTGATACGCTTCTGTGCTTCTTCAATAGCCTTGTCAGCGGTGGCCTGCCTCTCTTTCTCCTGACGAAGTGCGATCAACTGTCTGACCTGATCAGCAGCACCACCCAAAGCAGCCTGTTCGCCTCGAATCTTCTCGACCTGGCTCTCTGTCCGCTGGCGAATTGCTGCAATCTGTTCCTGACGCTTCAACTCAGCCAAGCCTGACCGACTCCGGACTGCAGCTATCTGTGCCTCGGCAGTCTCTCTCAACCCTAAAATTTGCTGGTCACCATTGGCTTGGAACTCAGAAATAGAGGTCAGGAACTCGGTGAACTCAGTCCTGATCAACGCCAACCGTTCTTCCAGGGTGTCGGCTGATTCTTCTTCAAGGGTCCGCTGGATGTTCCTGAACTGTGTCAGCAACGATTCACCCAGTGACCGGCCGGCGTTCGAGCCAACCCGGGTGAAATCCAGATCACCCAGTGTCTTGATGTAGTCCTCACCATACTTGTTGGCGTCATCAGCAGCTTTGTCCGGATCGAGAACGGGCTTTTTACCTGCTTCGTCAATATCCACAAACATCTGCGTGATGGTCTCTCGCAGTTGCTTACGGGCTTCTTCTGCATTTGCTCGAATCTGCTTTTGTGCTTCATCTAAATCCGGTCGATCACCTGAGTCCCCGAACACGGTATCAATGACGACATCGTTGGACTGACCGATGGAGGCAGCTACACCACGAATGCTGTCAGCCATGCTTTTGCTGAAGTTATCGTAGAGTCCGGCGAACTTGTTCAACACCAGTTCCAGGGCTGCAGGGATCAGGTCAGTCAGAAACTTGGCTACATCCTTAATGACTTCCAGCCAGCCAACGCTGAAGTAAGTGGTCATCAGGTCCACTTTCTCACTGACGTTGATCCTGAGTTCTTCAAACAGGGAGACAAATACCAGGCCGAACTTTCTGACGGAAGCAAACTCTTTTTGGAGTTGGTCACCAATGGCGAAGCCAGCGTAGAAGGCTGCAGGCAAAAGAAGTAACGTTCTCAACAGGCTGATTAACACAGCCCTCATGGTTGCCAATGCGCCCGTTGCAGCCCTTATTGTGGAAACCGACGTAGCAAATGCCGCGTTCATAGCGACAAGTTGCGTAGCGATCGAGGCAAAATACCCGGCCAGTTTCAGGGCGATCACCGCTTTGAGCAATGCCAGAATGGTGTCGAGGTTCTTGACCAGAAGAATGCCGAATTCAACCGCTGCAACCAGCCCATTGGCTAACTGTTGAATACCCTGCCTGACTTCAGGTTTCTTCAACTCCTGAGTGACCGTTTTCAGACCATTCACCAGAACGTCGATGAACCCTGCTTCAGCAATGGCCACCTTGGTGTTGAATATCTCTGTCTGGAATCGACCCAGAGCGGCCTGTGCACTATCAACTGCCTGTGGTAGACCTTCTCCGAATTGCCGACTCAAACCCAGAGCCAGAGGCACGATTGCAGCACCACTCAGTTCAGCCTTGTTGATGCGCTCCAATACTTCTTCCAGGCTGACGAACTCACCTTCCAGTTCGCTGATACCGACTCTCAGCGCCTCAGTAGCTCCTGGTATTCTTTCCTGTAACTGCTGACGCAAGTCTTCCAGGTTGATACCTTTACCAGCCAACTGAGACAGTGCGACAAACACACCCTGAATGTCAGCCAATGAAAGACCAGCCACCCTGGATGCCTCGGCAACAGCGGTAAAACTGAATTTGATTTCTTCGAGTGCCAGGGTTCCGTCCGGAACAGCCGATAGGAATCGGGTGTACTGATCCAGCAAATCCCCGTAGCTGATACCCAAACGATCAGCCAACTCCCGGACGAACTTGAATTCCTCACCCTGCTGTTTCAGGTCATTACCCAACCGGGCTGTTAACCGGGCTGTTGCCTTTTCAGTGATGACCGAGGCATCGAAAATACCTCGGATCGCGCCACCAATGGCGAATACACCGGTGTACGCTGCAGCGATGGCCAGTAACTCACCACGGATACGTTGCAGGAACCCTAGTGTTTGCCGGCTGTCATCACCCCATGCTTTGAACCGGCGACTGGCCTGAGTCGCTTCTTTCCCTGCCCGGTCGGTAGCCTTAGCAGTCTTGTCCGTCTGCTCACTGAGCCTGCGTTGGTCTTCCGTGAGTTGTTCGGTTATGTCTTCCAGTTGCCGTTCTTTCTGGGCCAACTGTTCAGCCGAAGCACCAGCCTGGTTGTACTCCTGTTGCAGTTTTTCCAGTGCAGCAGTTTGTTCCTTGATCTCTGCTTCAGTCTCGTTGATCTTCTGCTTCAGCAGATCGAACCGACGTACCGCCTCTGGTGCCGGACCACTGGCCTTGGCCAACCTACCCTGAGTTGCAGCCGCCCGGGCTGCAGCCGCCTCGTATTGACCCTGTAACTTTTCAAGGGAGACGTTCAGCTTCTCGATGTTTTGGCGCTGACGTTCAGTGCTGCTGTTCTTCTGCTCATTCTCGAAGCCGGCCAGCGAACCTTTGAGTTCCAGGTAAGCGGTTTTCTGCTTATCAGCACTGGTGGTCAGCTTGTCTACTTCCTGAGCCTGGGTACGGTAGGACTTAATACCAGCGTCACGCTCTGCCCGGGCCTGACGTTCCGCCACCACCTGTTCAGCCACAGCAGCCTTTAACCGCTTGGTTGCTGCAATGGCCTGATCCTTCGCCTGAACTTCCTCGTCAGTGGCTTCCTTCGACTCCCTGACGATTTTACGTTTCTCGCTCTCAAGCTGACGAGCGATAGCCAGTTCTTTGCGGGATGCGTCCAGTCGGGCCTGAGCCTGCTTCTGACCATCGTCACCGCTGTCCCGCACCTGAGCCCTCTGACTCAGTACCCGTTGTGCCTGAGCGACAGCCTGTGTGGTCTCACGCCATGCCACACCCAGATCAACAACTTTCTTACGCTGCTGTTCGATCTTCCGGGTAGCGTTGTCATCGACACCTTTGTTCTTATCAAACTCGGCCTGAGCCTCACGGACCCTCTGGGTGGTCTCTTTAATGGAAACCGCAAGTTCGTCCTGCCGAGCCTGTTGCTTCTCGTAAGTCTTGACCAGTGCCTCAGAGGGTTTGCGGGTTCGACTGGCTGCGGACGCGGTTTCAGCATACTCAGCATTCAGTTGAGCCAGTGACTTCTCGGTTTTGTCGATGGCTTCCCGCTGGCTCTGAAGGTCTTTTTCACGGGCAGTGTTGGCTTTACCGAGTTGGTCCTGAGCCTGCTTTGAACGCTTGAGTGCTGCAGTCAGTTCATCCTGATCACGGGCCAGGGCTGAACTGGATTGGGAGAGTTTCTTGAAAAGGCCACCAATGCCGGAAGTCCCGGCTTCCTTGCCGAGTCTTTCGAGGGATTCCACCAACTCATTGATTGTTTTGGTGGCTTCGTTTTTTGCCGAGACGACGAGCTCGACATCCCCTTTTTTGTTAGTTGCCATCACTCAGCCCCTCGATAAGTTTCTTGAAGGCTTTATGCCCCTCTTTCGACAAGACAGAGCCGATAGCCGATTGCGTCGTGACAGCCTGTGAAACCAGTAACCGGTTGATGTGTTCTTCAGCCAACCGGACCTCTATCATTAGTGTCCCGACCGGATAGTTGTGTGCGTCAGGATGCCCATTACCCTTGAGAAAACTGACGCACCGTCTGAGGATTAGGTACCAGTGTTCGCCACCTGAGTTGGCTGCAGAGAATTCAGCGAGTGCGTCATCCCCCTCACTTTCTTCAACAGTGCGAACACGTTTTGCAAAAAATCCTCAATACCACCTGTGTCTTCGATGGTGAGTTCGTAGACCGCCTGCATTAACCGCAACTGGATAGGAGCGGGGAGACGTAGCACCTCCCCGCTTTTGTCCGGCATATCAGCAGCCAGGGCGATCAGCAAAGCCACCAAATCAGGGAACTCGTCCATAAGCTCCATGCCGAACCCGGTTAAATCTTCGTTGTTCTCAAGTCGTCCTTCTGCTGCTTCGAACAACTTGGTCAATGAATCCTTGTGGGTCTTGATAACCAGAGTCAGGTCTTGAGTGCTCAGTCCTCGAACACTCAATTCCCGGCTGGCATCCTTACCCCATGTCACTTTCGTTGTTCCGTAAAGTTCGCTCATGGGTTGATCGCCCTACCTTTCAAAGTGAATTTACAACTGTTAGTTGTTTATTAGACCACAGGTCGCCCGTCAACGTACATCGCGGCATAACCTGGTAGTTCACCTACTTCAACAGCGAACGCCAGATTCTGCCAATCGTCACCTTTCAGTGCCCAGTCGCCGGTCGGCTGCAGTGTCACGTAAGGGATGTAAACGTCTTTCTGTTTACCCTTAGCGTTGAACGCTACAAACCTGAGTGCGCCTTCCACGTTGGCTTCTGCCGTGGTGGTGACACGCTTGCGGGTATTGGCAACCGGGGTGTAATCCACCGTGGCTGCTTTGACACCATCGAACAGACCACCTGTCAGAATCTCGATCCGTGCCAGGTCCAGATCAATGTTGTAGTCGGTACCTTCGACCGCTGTTACCGGGGTAGCAGCATCGTCGGACACGGTGACAGCCGTGATGCCACGCGCACCCATCGGGTTAGTTGTGCTCGCACCGATCTGATAGAAGCGCTCTGGTAGAACAACACCGAGGTCTTCGCCCACTACTGGGTCTGCTGTTTGTGCTACATCGGATACATCACCCAGGAGGAACAGACCCGCGTTTTCGTCGGAAATGTTATCCGTGGTCAAAGCACCGGTGCGGCTCAGTTCAAGGATTACAGAGTCATCCTTGGTTCGCACACCCTGGTCACTGTCAAAGTGATCGAGCGATTCAGATTCAATATTGATGTTGAACTCGGTGGTGTTACCGAAGTAACGCTCACCTGTCCGTGCCTTTGTGCCTGTGGTAAAAGGATCGAAGTAAAGTTTTCCGCGACCGAGCACATAATTCTTTGTATCAGCCATAGCTATGGTCTCCAAAATTTAGATATGTTCCGACCCTTTCAGCCAGGTGGCCTGCCGGTCGTTCAATTTCACTGAGTCCCCTACCTGTTTCGGCACACCCTTGTAAGTGATGGCTTTCTTCAGGACGTACTCCTGGGGTCCAGTGATCAGTTCCCCGCTCAAGGCTTCTCCCTCAACGGACTGATTTCTTTGCTTACGCATATGGGTCTCCTAAGTTTTCAGCGACGGTTATGGTCAACTGCATGGCGAAAAAACAACAGTTGGTTGTTTCTTCAGGTTCAAAGCACATACCACCATCGACCTGCATGTCTTCGATGAGCCCCTGAAACATGAACTCATCAGGTACCGCGCCTGACCCACCGTCGTTCAACACCTTCCCCAATTGCTGTTTAACAGCGGCCATCAGGTTATGTGCTGCATCTGTCGGGTGCGGATACGTCGGTTTCACGTACCCTTGAACACCGATGTACCACGGCATGGACGCCACTTGACGGTCTGCCTGCTCCTGAAACTTTGGCGGCATTTCGAACATACAGATGAAAGGTGCTTCACTCTCGTCTGCCGGCCGGTTCCGACCACGCCACACCTTGTCGGTGAGTACAAAACCCGGGGTTGCCTCCAAGTGAGCAGTCAGGGCTTTCAGAATTTGGAGCCTCTTACTATCTGCCATTTGAAAGCCTCGCATACTGCCGGACGAACTCACGGTTCAGGTAAGTGCTCAATTCCCCCTGCAACGACTCCACGATACTTGGACCCTTGTTGCTGGCGGTCATGATCTGATTCAGTGATGGCCCATAGAGCAACCAGACGTTCGTGTTGTTGCTCTTATACAACGGTTTGCCACCAAAGCGTCGTCGGGGTTTCTTACCCTCGGGTACCCGGATCGCCAGACCCCGGTTGCCGTTCTTCAGGTTCAACAGAAAAGCATTAGGTATCGTCTTCCGTGCTCTTTTCACACGAACCGTAACACCTGCCTTCTTTCTCCCCGGCTTCGTCGCATTCCGCTGATACAACTGAGTAACACCAAAGCGAGTGAGCGACGTGGCACGGCGACGGGCAATGATCGACCCTCTTAACGTGTCCCCTTTCGCCAGGTTCTCAGTCAGTCGGGTATTATCTACATACCCGGGAGGCAGGTTGACCTGCGACAGAATTTCCTTCTTCGCCATTCTGCGACCACGACGAAGGGTGTCATTGATCGCCAGTCTTGCAGCCTTCTGTGCCACCTTCGGTTGTTGCTCCAACCGCCTGATGAACGTGTCATCGCCCGTGATTGCGAACGTCAGGTTAAGGCTCATAGACGCACCTCGCACAGCAGCTTGTACTCACCCTGCTCTAAGAAGTTCTCGATGGTGATGGTGATATCCTCAAAATCCGGAATCAGGATCGTGCCACCTCTGTTCGGGGTCACTTCTCGACTATCAACAATCACACGATTGATAGTCGAGAACAGACCAGGTGAAAACTCGTCGTAGTCATCACCGATGTACGCTGACTTGCGTTGCAACCGAACCGTGATTTCCTGGTTGGTCACATTCGCGTCAGAATAAAATCCAGGGACAGAGAGCGTCTTGTGGACGACATCCCTGGCTTTTTGTTTAGTCCTGGCCCAATTCATTAGAGACCAAGGTCTTCGTCTGAAGCGGTGTCTGAACCGTCTGCAGCTTTTTCTGAACCCTTACCTGGTTCACTTGTCTTCGTCGCCGGCTTCTTACCTGCTGGCTTTTTTGGAGCCGCTTTCTTTGGAGCCGCTTTCTCATCATCGTCATCCAGTCCGGCGAGCCGGTCTTTGACGGAATATTCTTTTGCTGCATCCATACTCATCAGACGTTCTGCTTCCGATTCGTTGCACTCGAAAATATCGCCAGCAAAAGCGTTTTTGGTGCCTTTGCCTTTACCGACCAGAACTTTCACACCCTGGACCCGATTGATTGCTTCCATCTTCATGTCGATCACCCTTCACAATAAACAACTGTTAGTTGTAATCAGGGGCACAATCGTACCCCTGATTATTACTTTTTCACGTTATCGAACGGTCGCTTTGAACGTGGCGTTCGGACGACGTGGCACCATGAGCGGTGCAGACTGAGACAGCACGTACTCAACACTAGGGTTGTTCTCGGCGTAGTTCTTCGGGAAAATGTCAAGTGACTGGTAGCCAGCCTGAGCATCCATGATCGCCCCGAAACAACGAACACCTTCAACACCCGTTGGGTTGATACCAACCACAGCGTTGGAGTCCATGATTTCCACGTTTTGCCCAGACTCATCTTCGTAGATATCTGAGTAAACCCAAACGCGGATACCCGCACCCAGCGTACCTTTCAGTTGGATGATAGCACCATTCTCGTCAGCCTGGTTAATACCGAGGTCCAGCATGATCTGGCTGCTGTTTTTGATGTCGGTATTCAACTGCTTCTGAACTTGTGGGTGTTCCCAGAAGGCTTCCCACGCATCCAGACCCATGACCCAATCAGTGATCGGGTAACCACCATTGCGGGCTGCAGACAGTGACCAGTTCTCAAGGTCCTTCAAAGGCTTTGAGTTTGCTGTGTCAGTCCAAAGGTCAGTACCGGACAACACGACGGTGTTGTTAACGTCACGACCAAAGGCGATGGTCTGAGTCGGGTAGTCCTCACCCTCGACAGTTACCTGGCCATCCATGACCGCTTTAGCAGCCATCAATTCCCAACGACGGGCGATCATGTCGCGTTGCTCACTGAGCATGTCGGCCACGATGGCGTCACGACGACTCTGCAGGCTCATGTTACCGGTGTACGGTTCACCTGCCATACGCTTGATCAGACGCTCCGGATCGAGAGGCATCAGCGGCTTCACATACGCTGGTGAGAACCGGCGAGTGTTGTAGCCTTCTGACATCATCGGCTTGCCGGCGACAGTCGGTGCAACGAACGGTGCCAGGCGACGACCACGGTCGATCTTGTCGAAGTCGATGAACTGGGTCTGGAAATTCACCTGACTCTTGAAAGCCAGATTCAACCAGAAGCCGGAAGGCTTCGGAAGGTGACGGATCACCGACAGCATATCGTGGGTGGTATAAGGCGTGTAAGCCATGATAATTCTCCTAACTCGGTGGCTCAGTTACTCAATTTACAACCGGATTAACCGGAGTAAGCGAGCGACCGGTGGTGAATGTTGGTACCAACAAATGCTCGCTTTTTCTGAGCATCGGTGGTGGCTCCCGGCCAATTGAGCGCCGCGGTGTTAAAGTAACCACCTTCGTAGATCGGGTTGATAGCAGCACCACCTGTGGTGTTGACCGCTTCGGTAGTGATACCAACTGCATCAGCAGTGCTATCAGCAGCAGCCGGTGCCCATTCAACCAGTTCGTTGGATGTGTCGAACGCAACAATCGAGTTGATCGGTAGCGTCAGACCTGTTTTAAACAGGTGAGCGTTGGTGATGACCTGTGCATCGCCGGCAAAGAGCTCCGGTGGCGCATAGGAATTTGTTTCTGTACTAGCAAGAGTGCTCATACGTGTTCTCCCCTTCAGTTAATGAGAGCCCGACACCAATTACTTAGTTTCGAACTTCAGGCCAGAAGCCTTGGCATAGTTCCCAAGTATCCGGGCACCAATGTCTTCTCCTGCTTCAGCACCAGGTTCTTCCTGATTTTCAGCACCGACTTCCGGGTTCAGCGTTTGACCCATTGCTTCTTCAAACGCATTACCACCCTTGGCCTTCGTCTGTTCAGGAACAACCGCTTGTGCTTCCGACAACATTTCGTTGATTTCGTCGGCAGAAAGAGATTGGTTTGCCAGCATTTTCTTCGCCAGACCTTCACGTCCTTTGAAGTGTTCACCGTTCACCACTGCGGAAATCCGGTCATGTTCTGCCTTGGTACCGGCAGTCATACCTTCACTCCGGGCAGCGTCCAGATCAGCCTGGGTAAAAGTCTTACCTTCACCGCCTGTGTCCGCGGCCTGCTGACCGGCTACAGTGGCGGCATTATTTGAAGTTGCCATAGCATCCTTCTCCTGTGATTCGCCGTTCAACTCGGCTACGAACGCGGTTATTGCCTCTGAGGGAGAAACAACTGCATCCACCAATCCGAGACTGACAGCTTCTTTGGCACTGAATGTCTGTGCCTCTGTCGCCTTCACAGCCTCGGTACTCAAACCCCGGTAACGCGCTACAGCGTCCGTAAACATACTGTATGACTCGTCAATCCGGGCTTGAATTCGTTCCCGCACCCCTTCGGGTAATGTCTGATACGGGTTCCCATCAACCTTGTGCTTGCCTGCATGAATGAAGCTGATCTTCACACCCATGTTGTCCAGTGCCTTGGATACGTCCATGTGCATCACTACGACACCGATGGACCCGGCACCTCCGGTCTTCGGTACCACCATCTTGCCGGCTGCACTGGCCAGCAGATAGGCGGCTGAATAAGCGTGTGCATTGACCACGGAAATGGAAGGCTTCACATCCCGGTTGGCGAAAATATGGTCCGACAGTTCAAAAGCACCATCAACCTGACCACCACCGGAGTGGACATCGAAGATGATGCCTTTCACATCCTCGTCTTCCAGGGCAATGTCGAAAACAGCCTTGATGTAGTCGTACCCGGTTGCCCCTGAGTACGAACCACCAAACCGATGCAACAGTGTCCCGGTGATCGGGATTACCGCGGAATCACCAACCATCCGATACGGCTTTCGCTGTGGACCCTCACCGAAGGCAAAGTCGTACATCAACTCCCCCACCTCGGTGGATCGGTCTTCGATCATGAACGACTCAGGTGCCAGGGCAGCAAACCCTTCAGCACATTCCTGTGACATCATGAGAGGGTGGTTCAGCAGCCTCGACCGCAAATCAATCGGTTTAGGCATCGTCTTCATCCTCCGAGTTATCGTCTGGTTTGGGTTCGTCATTGGCGGTTGCCCGCTTCGGGCTTTCGTTGGAAGCGTTACCGCCAGCGTCCATTGTTCCCGACCCGTCCTCACCCGAGGACAGACGCAAACCCATGTCATCAATCATGTGTTGCTCTCGCATCTTCTGGCGGAAGACTTCACGGAAGTCCTCACCAAAGCGGGCACACTCTTTTTCGTAGGTGCTCAAACCTGCCTCGATACGTTTGATGGCCGCCTGCGTCTCTTTCAGTTCATCAATCTGGCCGCGTGGAGCGCCGATCCAGGAGCAGGCACAATACGCATCGGCATTGAGCCCTTCATAGAAGTTGGGGGCATTGGCCGGCAGGATGTCGTCAAACCCACCAGAGTTCAGTTGTTCTTCAAACCAGAGCCGGTAAACGTCCGTGGCAAACTTATCAGCAACGGCTTTCTTGCGACCCTGCAGACGCTTATAGGTTTCACCCATTGCAGCCCGGGCACTGGAATAATTGGTTTTGGTGAAGTCGTGCGAGAATTCTTCGTAGGACATCCCCAAACCAGCCGCCAGATGGCGTAACAGGCTTTCCTCGAACCCGGTCCCCACACCCCCTGGTTGTCCGGCGTTCTGCAACTTCAACTTCGTACCCGGATACATGTGTGGGATACGAATACCGTCGATGTGCATGTTCTTACTGGAACCGGTGTAAGCAGCTACGGACTTCAGGTAGTTTGCGGCCCACTTGGTTTGCCCCTCATCACCCCCGCCGATTGACTCAAACGCATCAGCCGGTGGCATGTCGGACTCAATGGCGGCTGCATAGGTCGCATTCAACACAGCGTTCTGAAGCACGGTGTCCTGGTACTTGCCGACCATCTTCGACTGCTTGAGGATCGACACCATGTCACTCACACCGCGGCTCTGGCCAACACGATACGATTCAAAGTAGTGAAGGACCTGCTTGCGACCCCATGGTTTCCGTGCTGGTATCTGCTTCCAGCGGTACTGGTTGTTAAATTCCCAGAAGTCGCCAGGCATGGTGTACCGGATTGCATACTCAATAGGCCGGCCACGCGGGTCGAACCGGATACCTTTGCGCCAGTTCAGATCGTTGATCTCACCGTAAGGGTTGCTCAGTCGAATGGGGTCAACCATCTGGATCGCAGTCTTGAACGGCCGGCGTCCGCTCTTGATCCACTCAGCGGTACCGAGAGATTCACCTGCCATCATGGATGTGCCGATGGCAAGCCTGATCATTTCGGAGAATGTCATCTGACGGGAAGCGTCGAACCAGCATTCCGGTGACTCGGCAGCAAGACTGAACCGGGCTTCAACAGCTTCCTGAAACTTCTCGGCCCACTTTTCATTCAGACCCAGATGCTTGAAGTTCGGTTTGGCGTTGAGTCGGTAGAAGCCACCAACGATGGAATCTTTGTGGTTCTGGACTGCACCGTGGATATAACCATCGTTCCGCTGCAGGTCGAGAGACCGTGCGTCCAGAGAATCTTTGTCTGGCAGGATTTCAGCGTCAGCGGATCGGAGAGCCGGGTGCCACATGGCGAGCTCTCGGTTGACGTGACTGGCACCCTCGTAAGAGTTAGCCGATTGCGTCGTGTCGTTCAACAAATCCCACTGATGGTCTGGCATCAGAAATACACCCGCATGGGTCCACGATTACTACCACCGATCTGCTGTTTCAGTGCGTCGATGTACTGAGCAAGCCGGGAAGCATTGGCCGCTGTAAATTCAACCCTTTCACCATTCTGATCAACCACAACCCGGGCTTTCGTCCCGGTCATCAGAGCGTGATATTCAGTTTCGGCTTCCTGCAATCTCTCAGAGAGAGTCATCAAAACGACTCCGGTTTTGCAATTGATCGGACAAGGGCCATGAAACCTGTTTGAAGGTCAGTCTTGCCAATATCGACCCACCGTTGATCGAACATAGGTTCGTTCGTGTTTACTGAATCACGAATAATCGTGGTTCGCTCAAGTCGCTCAACCAGGGAACCGACTTCTTCAGCCATCTGCTCCACCTCGTTCACCAGGTCGATTTCTGCCTGATCAAGTTCCCGGTATCCGCTGATTTTACGATGCTGATTGTCCATGCTCACCCCAGTTGACTTGCCAATTTCTTCAGTTCGTCCAGTCCACCATCTTCACTCTGCTGTGGCTTCACCGGGTTCCTACTGTCCAGATCGGTTACCAGTGGGTTGTTGTCCCACTCTGCAGCCCATGTTGGTGGCTCTGCCAAATTCATTTTCTCTACCCGGAGGAAGATCAATCCGGCGTAGCAGTATGTGATCAAGTCGGTACTCTCGTTCCTGAGCTTCTTCGGGTTTTCCCACTTTCCGTTCTGTGGGTTCTTCACCTCGACACAGAGCTCTTTGAAAAAATCCAACCCGAGCCAGTCAGGGAACGCTATGTGATTACCGCCTGGTTCTTCCCTTCCCAGTGCCTTGTCGAGCCAGTCTTTCAGGAGATCGGTGTTCAACATCAAAACCGGTATCTCACCTCGACCCCCGGCCTTCCGATCCTTTCGTCCTGAGTCGGGATAGGTCTTTCTGACCCGTGGTGAGGTCTTCATACCGTCACCTTTCACCAACCAGAACCGACCACCGTAACCTTCCTGCTTCAACCTTCGGTAGTAATCATAAGCGTTGGTTGTAACGCCAGCCCGACCACCTGAGTCACATAATACCGTGCGAATGGCCATCTGTCGAACATCAGATTCATCAGTGAGATAAGTCTTGTCAAGGACTTTTTCCGTGATCATGTCCCAGTCCTCGGGGTAAGCACCCGGATTGACCCAGAATCGCTCACCGTCCTGGTCGTATCTTTCTGACTTCCGGATATCAAAACGGTCGATTATCACAAGATCAAAACCGTTGGTTGCTGGCACAACCCCGTGCACCTGAACTTCGAACCGGTTGCCCTGCACGTCGATGGTGGCGACCAGAAACCGTACATTCGTCGGAACCACTTTCTCCCCGATGTCCTTCGCTCGAGCCATCAGGTCTTCCGGTGCCCTGGCCTCGGCAATGTGCGGGGGTACGTAAACTTCACCCTGATCGGTGTTAACCGTTGTTTTTAAAGGTCGATCGTTCCCAGTAGACTCATAATCCTGCATAGCCAGCAGGTAGTTGATCACCAGTGTTTTCCACTGAGCGAATGCCGCGGCCGGACCCTTGAGCCAGAACGAGGCAATGTCGGATCGCCGGAATTTACCCGACCGGTTACCGTGCTTGTCGATCAGTTCTCCATCCCTGAGCCACACACCGTTGGCGTCCAACTCTGCCCGCATGTCCTGGGTGATCATGGCTCCGTTTTCATCGAAGCAATGTGGACAGGCCATGTAAACATTCTCGGCAGACTCCATCACGTCATCGCTGGCAGGCCACCTGAGTGTCTTGAACGTCGGTTCAAACCATTCGTCGCAATGCGGGCACTGCCAGTACCGGAGGCGTCGATCACCCCGGTTGAAGATACCCACGATACCGTTCGTCGGGGGACCTTCGTGTGGTGTGACCGGTCGCCACCGGGGGTTCAGTGAGTCGTAGGATGGGCTGGACTCGACGTAGGTCATCCCCAGTCGCTTGTACGTGTTGGTCCGGCGACGGGCCATGTCGAACGGGGAACCCTCACCCCCGATGTCCTGATCCATCCGGTCGTAATCCGACAGGGATACCCGGCGAACGGTCTTACCCGACAAGCTGTTGACCGTGGGCCAGGTCATCGTCAGGAACGTGCCCGACTTGAATTTCTTGTCGTGGATGTTGGATGCGGTACGACGCTGGATCAGCCGGGAATTGATCTGGGGTGAGTGCCGGATCATCCGGTCCACTTTCATCATCGAAAAGTTCTTCGACTCGGTTTGCGATTTCTCAACGATCATGAAGTCCGATGGGTCGCAAACCACGTTGTACGACAACCAGGCCAGGGACATGTTGGTCTTACCTGACTGTGCCGGCGCAACGATGCAGACAGCCGTGAAGTCCCGTGATTCCAAGGTATCCATGGGCTCCTGCAGGTACGGCACCTTCGAGTTCAGGTAGGGTCCAGTGTAGGCCGGTGGGTTGTGAATCCGGAAGTATTTCTCAGCAGCATCGGAAACTTTGATTCGCTCCGGAGGCAACAGCACTTCTGACAGGTCAACGATGATCGACTTCAAGGTTTTGTAAAACTTGGTCTCCCGGGTGGAGCCCTCCGTGAAGTGACTCACGTCACACCAATCCCAGTGCAACCAGGTCGTCGTCCTCGTTGGTCGTCGTGGGATCGTCCCCCAAATCAACCGTGTCGTGGTCGCCTTCCTCGGGAATTTCCAAACCGACCAGCTTGGACTGGACTTCGATCAGCAGACCATCACAGAAACCCTTGACCTTCTCGATCTGTGCATTGCTCAGTCCGGACTCATGTTCCATTTCGTCAGCGAAGACCACCACGGTCTCCCGGAACAGCTTGAATACGTCAGCAAAGACCTCGATCACCTTCTCGGTTCGCCAGAGGTCACCCATGTTTTCCATGTACTTCTGACGCTTCAACTGGGAGTCCCAGTAGTCTTTTTCGGACCCGGCACGTTTGAGTTTTTGGGCTTCACTCAGCTTACCAGCACCCATGTATCCGACGACCAGCAGTTCGGCCACTTCCGATATCTTGTAGATCGGGAAGGTGCTACGGGTACCACACGGTTGCACGTCCTTCAGCCGGTCAGCCACGGTGCGTCGATCCAGGTCGAACAACTGACCAAGCTGGTTGATGCTCGCACCACGAATGAGTTGCTGGAAGTCCGACGCTTTGCTTGCCATGTGAATCCGGTTGTTGGGTTGACTGAGAAGTGATTTACGTATCATACACCTAAACAATGCGTGATCAACGATCAGTTGTATTTCGTGAATTAAACCACTCGCGATTTTCACCACCTGTGGGTTATCAACCAACTGTTGAATTATAGTGGGTTGTCCCCATGTCCTCATGTCCCGATAAATGCACCTTCTTGCTGTAGATTCAGCCACACGGAACACCGGGGAATCTTCGGGAAATCCTCTCTTTTATATATTAATATTACTATAGATATAGATAATAAAAGGACAAAGGGACAAAAGAGACTATATTCTATATGAATCAATTAGTTACGGCGTCACTGTAGAAATTTTCTGTGGGTCCAAATCCCCACATCTATGGGAACATATTAAACCGTTTGTTGAATTGTCTTTTTAACTGTAGTGGTTATTGTCAATAAACGGTTTAATTGATCTTCTTGTCCCCTTTAAAGGAACAATGTGGTGCCAGCTTTTGAGGACAGATTTCAGACAAAAAGAAACCGCTCGAAAGCGGTCAATGGTAGAACATTCTCAGGTCACAAATCGTCATCATCCGTCCAGTCTCGCAACTTCTCCCACTCGATCTTGACCCCCAAATAGGCTTTATGCCGGCCTTCCGAACTGAGCATTCGACCGACGCTCAAGGTGTCTGAGGTGTCCTGCAGGCGACGACCGAACCACTTCTTATCTATTGGCTTCAGATCGAGTTCATGGCAGTAGGTAACGAAGGCATCATAGGTGTCACGGATCGACACCCGGTCTTCCTCGTCACCTGTCTGGGTCATGAAGTATTTACGGAAGTAACCGACAGGGTTCTGAGTCATCATGGATTCTTCACGATGGCCCTGACTGGACTTCGGTTCGATGAACTTGCCCGTGACACCCAGGTCACACAACCCCTCGAGTGCCAGGTTAAAGATACCCGCTATCTCAGTCATCAGTCTGGTGGCCAGGCCCGGGTCTTCCTTGCCAGCGAAGGACCTACCATATGTCAGCACGACGTAACGGTTAGCCAGTGCGTCTGCCCCGTCAGCAAACCGTGGTGCATCGTTGGCGACCATAAACAGTCTGGCACCTAACTTGCATGTAATTTCATCCTTGTTCTTCGGGTTGATGTTCACGAAGTCATTACCGGATATATTCAGCAGGTTTTCCTTCGACCGTCCGATCCGGTCACGCATCCCGTGGTGGGCATCCCCGATCACAGCGACCTTCGCATGTTGGAGTGTGGCCAGGCCATGATCACCGGCCATGCTACTTAACGACGTAGCCGCGAACGACTCACGACCCACCAGTGCCGGGAGGATGTTGTTCATGATGGTGCCTTTACCTGACCGGGACTTACCGACGTGGAGGAATATCTTCTGGAAGTCGTAATCCCACACCATCGCGTAACCCAACTGTTGTTTCAACAACCGGATTTTCTCCTGGTCGCCCTCAAATATCTGATTCAGGAATTCCAGGAACATGGGGTACCTGGCCTCTGGGTCGAAGTCGAAATCCAACATACCGAGAGCCTGGTGTTCCCGGTTGTGCGCCATCAGAGTGGGGTCCACCAGTCCCATCTTCCATCCGTCCACATCAATACAACCATTGCGAAAGTTGATGATCGTCCGGGCTGGCGTGAAGCTGTCTCGGGTGGCGAACCGCCTTACCGTCGTGATGGTGTTGTTGATGGTGGCCATTGGGAAGTCTCGACCCTTTAACGCCTTCTGAATGTCACGTTCTACCTGGTCATCCCCGTACACCTGCCAATATTTCCCGTTGAACTTGAAATACTGCTTATTGGCTCTGACCACCGGGCTGACATGCTTCATGAACAGTATTGAATTCTTTTCGTGGTTACCTTTCTCAAACGGGAGGTCCTGAATGGTTTTCTTTTTCTCTTTCGGTGAAGGTTCCGGTTTAACCGTGGCACTGGATGTTGATTCCACTGTCGGTCCATCGGTATCCATATCATCGAATTCATCGAAAAGGTCCTGTTCTTCCTGCCACTTGGCAATCACCTTGGCCAACGTGTACTTCCACACCCACTGCCGTGCTGAATTGGGGTCCGGTCGTCGGTCCAGTGCTGCAGCCGCCAGGTAGTGATTCTTGTCGGTCAGGCAGGTGAGGATGGATTCTTTCGATACCAGGGCTACCGTCATTTCCCGGCACACCATAAACAGTGCCAGGGACCGGTC